AGTGGAATCTCTGCATTTTTGAACTATAGAGTCCCAGTCAATTTTACCTTCGGTGCTTGCAACTAACTTTGCCATCCTATATCCTTTATTGGCGGAAGGTGGAGGATTTGAACCCCCGAAACGTTTTTCACGTTTGCCGTATATGACACGGTGCAATAAACCACTCTGCCAACCTTCCCCGGGCCGGGATCATCTTTCAGAACTCCTGCGCCCGGTACCATTACTTACCAACTTTTTGCATAGCCTGTTTTATTAATGACATGATCATATTAAACGCTATTTGATTGCCTTCTTCGTTCATATTATTTTCAGAATCTACTGCATAGGCATAATAACCTGTAACTTCATGCTGTAGTTTATAAATTTCACTATCACATACTCCTGTTTCAAATTTAAACCATTTTGGATACCAATAGTCTTTTCCCAAACAGTGCACGACTGGTATGTTTTTAAATTTTAGATATTGATCTATTTGTATTAATGCCCCGTAATATCTATTCATTTGTAGATCATGATGATAAAGATATTTCTTCATCAGTTCAAGTGCATCGAATAAACCTAAAAATCTTTCTACTTCTTGTGAAAGTTTTTTGTTTTCTTTCATTAGAGCTCTAACAGCTTCCGGATTGCCGTTAGCCCATTCATCGAATGCCTTTTTGTTTTTTGCTTTAGCACTATTAGTATTGTGGTCGGCTACAGTTTCTTCCCAAAAATCTGGTGCTACATCAAAAAATTTTAAAACTTCATAGGCTGCCATGTTAGGAATTTTCTCCCAGAAATCACACATTTCTTCTGGAACATATTCAAACCCATTTAATTTGAACCATTCTTTGGCTCTGCCACTCGGTACCTTTTCTATTAGATTATCTCTATCTAAAGTACAAAAATCTCTACCTTGGGAAGGCACAAAATAGAAATCGGGAGCAGAATGTAAAATAATAGCCAGATCTAATTTTTTTGTTTTCTTTAAATCAAAGAGAATACGTTCTTCAGATCCTTGTGCAACGCCATAATTTACTATATTAGCATCAAAGTGATCTCTTATCTTTGTAATATAACGCCATAGTACGTGTGTACTTAAACTACGTTTGAACATAGTTTCTAAATTGAAAAGATTATTAACAGGGCCGCCTGTTTCGTCTAATCTAAATCTAGCAGTTTCATGCACTATGGCATTCATGTATTTGTCCTGTATAAACGGATGACGTACAGCAACACATCCATACCAATCAATAGTCTTCATAACTCCGTTGGTATCTAAAAAATGACAATGCGGATACATAGTAAGTTTATATGTACCTCCTTTATGTAAGTCTAGCATTATATATTTTAATTGATCCTCCCACTCTACAGATTCGCCATGGTGTAGCATTTCATTAAACGTATATCCGTTCCACTCAAAAAATATCTTTTTGTTTGTGTAGTCAATGTCAACAATGTTAGGAGCATAAGACTTCCCTTTAAACTTTGTTAAATGGTATAATTCGTTTTGAAAGAACCAGTCACATACTTCAGCAGTGTACAATTCTCTGTCTTCATATGTGCGTTGGTATTTGTTTTGCCAATCGTAATTGGCACAGAACATTGTACGATCTGGACTAATTAACGGCTCATAAGTTTGTTGCGCTAAACACAGGCTACCATCATCGCCGTATTTAAAAAATGGTTTCCAATTACTTGTATCAATCATGTGTGATTTTAAAATCTTCTGTTGCAAGCTGTGTAAAATCTTCTAGCAGTTCACGCTCTAATTTAAACGACAGATTAGATGTGTTGTATGCAAAGTCTGCTAACTTGTATTTTTGATTAGCACGATTTAGAAATGGGCTAAAGATTTTATCAAACTTGTATCTAAAATCATGCTGAGGATGCGCTGGTTCCATAATAACGCTAACTAAGTCCACAGGTTGACGACTACGAAATAAAAGTTCTCGGACTACTAATTGCAAGCGTGGAATGGATCCGTAATTTGTTGCAGCATGTATATGACTAGCATCCATGTACGCCCAGTGATCATCTCTTACGCATTCGTACATAACTTTATTATCTAAATCAATTAGATATGATTGTTCACCTGTTAAATTTAAATGCCAGCGATTGTCTATATCAGCATGAGCCATGTAACTTTCTCCCGGCTCTAGTTTAATAATCCGTGCTTGGCCAACAGACATAGGCATTGTGTCTAAAACTTGTTGCCAAATTGTACCTTTGTAAAATTCTTTGATCACCCACTTGTCGTAGAAAAAGTCACCAGTTGGCTCATTAAGAACAATACTTTCTGTAATTGGATGCTCTTTGAGTGCTTGTTCAATTAGCCCTTCTGGGCATGTAAATATTTGTTTGGTGATCATTTTTTTATACATGGAAATATTTATGTGCTACTATAATGATGTAAATACTTTTATGAAACTATATCTAGATCCTAATTGGAAAAAAATTGGAATTAGTATAAGTGGTGGTGTTGATAGTGCATTACTATCCTATTTGATCTGTTCAAATACTAACGCTGAAATACATTTTACCAATCAAATACGATTATGGAAAACAAGACCTTGGCAAGAACATGTTGCCAACAGAGTGATGGATTGGTTTAAACAGCATTTCGATAACAAGTTTTATGTTCATCAAAATCTAATTCCTTCAGAATTAGAATGGGGAGATAAAGGTCCTACCATCGTTGATGAGTATGGTAAATTAAAAAGTGGGAATCAGATAATACTAAGATCGCATAATGAATATATCGCACATAAGTATCAACTCGATGCGTTATATGGCGGTATCAATAAAAATCCAGACATCGAGATTGAAGGTGCATTGAGTGATAGAGACGAAGGGCACATCCCTCCTTACTTTGTTCATGAGGGTATAAGTATATGTCACCCATTTGTTCATACTAGAAAAGATTGGATCGTTGAACAATACTACGAAAATCAAATAGAAGATCTATTAGAACTAACAAGAAGCTGTGAAGGTGAGTTTGAAAATATAACCTATAAAAATTATATTCCAGGACAGTATGTACCAACCTGTGGTAACTGTTTCTGGTGCAAAGAAAGGGAGTGGGCAGTTGAAAAGTCAAAGTAAAACATTTTGTATGCATCCTTTTACAGGTCTAGCTACCAGAGAAGATGGCGCTGTTAAAGTTTGTTGTCGCAGCCACCCCATTGGTTTCATACAAGATGCTCCATTAGAGTATCATTGGAACAGTGAAACAATGACTCGCATACGTAGACAGGTGTTGATCGGAGAACGCCCTAAAGAATGTGCTCCTTGTTTTAGTTTAGAAGATCAGGGTGTTGAAAGTTTACGACAGCGACACATTGCAGGAGTTATTCCAGAATCACGTATTACATTATATCCTAATGCTGTTAGTAATATGCGACACGATTTCACAATGCCATTTGAAATTCCTACAATGGAAATCAAACTTAATAATCTTTGTAATTTAAAATGTCGTATGTGCAATCCGCTTGACAGCTCTAGTTGGCAAGACTGGGACAAGGTTGTTCCTTTTTATAAAAAAGAAAACAACTATCTTGTATCAACTGTAGAACGACTGGTCAAGAAACCCGGCCAATACATAGGTCCGTTTGATGACACAGACAACTGGTGGGCAAGTTTTGAAAAGTTAATTCCTCATTTTAAACGTGTGGAGTTTGCTGGTGGTGAGCCCTTAATGGATCCGCAGCATTATCGAATACTTGATATGCTCAAGCCTTATGGCAAGAACATTGAAATCAAATATGCCACTAACGGCACGACCTTAGGAATCAGCAAAGGAAGAACTATATATGACTACTGGCCTCATTTTAGAAGCGTTGCCGTTAATGTCAGCATTGACGGCATTCACGATGTTTACAATTACATACGTGGTAACGGTGACTTTAATCAAGTTGAAGAAAATATTAAAGAAATAAAAAAGATACCCAACGTTAGTAGAGTCGTTGGAGCATTTACAGCGCAAGCAGGTAACATATTACAAGCCGCAGAGTGTATCGATTATTTTATTAATACTATGGGCATTGTATTTTACAGTCATCGTGTGAGTTATCCTAACTGTTTGTCAGCACAGGTGTTGCCTGATGAGTTAAAAGCATTAGCAATCACAAAGTTACTAGCTGTTAAATCACAAATAGACAACTGGGACGCTGTTAAAAACAATGCGTTACTAGGGAAGATTACTCATCAACAAATACAGGATAATATCAACTATCTTCAGGCCAAGGATATGAATAATTTATGGCCAGACTTTGTAGAATTTAATAGAAACCTTGATAGCACACGGGGACAAAACTTGCTCAATGTTATCCCAGAGTTCGCACCATATGTATAAAATAACTTCAGTATGGCCGCATCAGGATCAACTCAAAGTAGAATGGAACTTAGGTAAACGCTGTAACTACGATTGCAGTTATTGTCCGTCTATAATACATGACAACTTCAGTCCTCATACCGATATCAACATTCTAGAAGCAACTGTAGATAAACTATGCGAACTAGGTAAACCTCTGCGTATTAGTTTAACAGGAGGCGAACCCTGTGTTCATCCCGATATTGAAAATCTTCTTGAGTATTTTAAACGTAAAGACATATTCTGGGTCAACTTAACTACCAACGGGACCAGAGGGCATCGATGGTATTTAGATCAAGAAATGTTTTTTAATCATATTGTGTTTAGCTTACACTTTGAACCGGACTGGACTAGGGTACTCGATGATATTTTAAAATTTTACGACAGTACAGAACGAGATTTCTTTGTTAATATTATGGCCCATCACAAGTATGTCCATCATGTGAAACTCGTGGTTAAAAAGTTTGACGAAATTGGAATCAAATATGCTATTCGTAGGATTCGATGGACTGCGGGAGATCACAATGTGTTTGATGATCTAAAATATGACGGAAAAGATCTACAATGGATTTTAAAACATGATGCTACGGCCAAACCTAACTGTAGAATCGACGAAGAAAAGATCATTCACGCCAACGACATTATTAAAAATAACCTAAATCAATTCAACGGATGGTCTTGCAATGCCGGTATTGAAAGCCTAATGATTAACTGGGATGGGGAAGTTCATCGTGCTACCTGTCGAGTCGGCGGTAGCTTAGGTAACATCTATAATGGTACCTTTATTGCGCCGACTACTCCGGTGACTTGTGATCGTAATTTCTGTACATGTGCAGCAGATATACCATTGACAAAATATGATCCAAACTACCGCAATTAAACTCAGTCGGCCTGAACCATTAATGGTCACTTGGGATATCATAAGAAGATGCAATTTAGATTGTACCTATTGTGAAAGCACAAGGCATGACAATTACAGCAAACTACCCGAACTAGAAGAATTAAAAAAAACATTTGATTTTGTAGATCAATACGCAGATTTATATAACAGTAAACGTGTCGATCAGACCATAACTAACATAGATTTCACTGGCGGGGAACCTACAATTAATCCCGACTTTTGGCCGTTGCTTGATTATATTAAAGAAACAAAGAAATTTAGATTAAGTCTCACTACCAACGGTACATGGGGTCCTAAATTTACTCAACGGATACTAGATAATTTTTCTCATGCTACCGTTAGTTGGCATGCTGAAGATCCTCTCAACAAACGTACAATTGAAAATATTCTAGCATTGCACACCGCAGGTATGAGTTTGCAAGTTAATGTAATGTTGCATTGTGATCACTTTGAACAGGCAACTTTAATATGTGCTATGCTAAAAGAAAAAGGAATCAAGGTAAATCCTGTGCCTATTGGCGACGGTAACATTGTGCGCAAGGGTTGGTTTATTGATGCAGACGGCACTAACAGACGCACAAGTCACGAATATACAGAAGCACAACAAGACTGGTTCTATAGTTGGATGGGACAAACAAGTAAAGCAAGTATGGCCAAAGAAGGTACAAATGTAGGCAGGGCCTGCTGTGGCGGACGATGTACGCAGGGTAAGGTCGATGGCGAATGGCAGGAAGTTAAACTAGTTAATAATTGGTTTAAAGATTGGCACTGTACTGTTAATTGGTATTTCTTGCACATAGATCAATACGGCGGAGATGTATTTCATCACCAAACTTGTCAGGCAACGCATACAGGAAGAGGCCCGATTGGAAATTTATCTAACACACAGTTAATACTTGATAATGTGAGTGCCATGCTATCGCAAACAACAATAGCACCTATTGTATGCCCTAATCAACGATGCGGTTGTGGTATGTGTGTTCCTAAGGCAAAAGATCTTGATGACTTTAGACAGCTATGGAATGATGTTAGTCAATTACCTTTATCGGTATAACTTTACTAATATTTGTTTCAAAACCGCAACTACATATATCTTTTGTACAGGTCACAGAATTTATAGTAGGATTAAAGTTTATAGCAAAGCTATCCTGATATAAATTATAATGAAAAGTTTTACCATACAACAGTTGTCCGCAGTTGCCCGATATGAGTCCTGACATTGATATGTGTAAATGGTCGACTCCGAGATTACAATTCCAACCTTTAAAATAATTCTTGCCTTGTAAAGTCAAGTAGTTATCTGCAACTAGTTTTTTCTTATTATCTTCAATGACCCATGTTTTGTAACGGGCATGATATTTTAGTTTAAACCACCAAAGCAAATTCGGCCAACGCTTTAATGGTTTTTCTAAATACTCTGCTTGCTGTTTTGTGTATTTAGACCTACCATCGAAGTGTACCCATTTAGCTACTATAGGCCATCTTTTTTTACTAGACTTTATATATTCTACAATAGAAATACACTTATCAAAAAAATCAGGATCCATTAACACATTGGCAACTAGATTTGTTTTCTCGTAGTATAAAGCATCGCATATACTTACAATGTGATCGAGATTTGCATATTCGTGATGAACTGATATTTCGACAGCATCAAACAATTGAGAATTTAATTTCCACCATTCTGCTTTCTTGTATCCGTTAGTAGATAACCTAATCACTACGTCATAGTTATTTTTTAAAAACCAGCAAAATTTAGACAAGTCTTTCCATAAGGTTGGCTCGCCACCTACTAAGTACAACTCAAACTTATTCTTGCCATGTTGTTTGTATGTTTCAAACAGATGGGTAATATTCTTAATAAGAGTGTCGGTGTCGGGCCAAAGGTGATCGCCCTCGTTGCTACCAGGAAAGCAATATGAACATTTGTAGTTACATAAGTTTCCTAGCATTAGTTCTATGGTAAGAACATTAGAATCGCGACCTTCAATTACCTGTGTTAGCATTTGAATATCTTTCCATCATATCATTATATAATTCTGTTGTTCTAGCTTTAGGAGCACATAGACCACACCAACAACTAAATTTCTTACAGGTAATAGTAGGCAATGTATTTGTTTCTATTTGATGTTTTACAGCATCGAGTAGCTCATTACTGGTTTTTAAATATCCTATAACCCCTACTTTGTTATCATAGTTCATCCTGCAATCTTTGTTGGTAAAAATTTCACCTGTTGTCTGTCGTATGTATAAGAAAAATTTATCTACAGAACATTGCCATCCTTTGAAATTATTTCCGTTCACATATCTAACATCAGTGGCCTCCTCTGTGCACATGCTTTCGCCCCCACAACAGGCTCGACCTTGTGCAGATAGATTTATACCGTTTCTAAAAAAAGAAATAACTTTAGTAGCGACTGATATCTTCTTTGCTCCTGTTAGAAGCTGTGTTTGTTCTTCATCGTAATTAAATCTAAAATCACTCCAAGGATGATCTATTTGTCTAGGCAGTGCGTTAATCCCATGCTGTTTGCAAAATTCTATCATCTCGATACAGTTATCCCAATACTTTGGATGCATTAATACTGCTACATGAAATGATTTGCTAGACTGCTTAAGGTGCAATATATTCTGTCTAAACATTTCTTGTTGTTTAGGTAAACTCTCGGGATGATAACTTACTGTAAAAAAGTCAACTAATCTAGATATTTTTTTCCACTGGTTTATGCCTATAATAGCATTTGTGATGAGGGAAACACTAAGATACCAATCTTGATATTTGCTTTTTTTAGCATCCGCATATTCTAATATTTCTAAAATATTAGGATGGAATATACTCTCTCCGCCTTGTATATTTAAATTAGCAAACTTATTGTTTTTATTTTTTATAGACATATGAAGATTGAGATATTCAATTATAAAATCCACAGTCTTAAGGCTTTCTTCTAGGCTAGGATGCTTTTGTGAATTATCGTGTCCGTCACCGCAGTAGCTACAGTCTAAATTACATTTAAGGGTAGACTCCCAGGCTACCTGAAAAATCTTTTTTACGGGATACAACGTATTGAAGTCAGGCATTATACGATTCCAAATGCGACAACTCCGGAAATATCAGTTTAAATCGTGTACCACGTAGTTTATCTAACCTTGAAATATATTCATTAAAAGCAGATATTTGATTTGTATGATCTTCGGCATCCATGAAGTCCAGTACAGCCTGCCAACGTTTCCACCCGTAAGGATTATTTTTCCAAAAATCTTCATCTTGTCTATAGTTTTCATGCAACCAATTAGCAAGTTCTGCAAAGTTTCTGCGAACTTCTGCTTTATCTTCAGCAGGTAGCAATCGAATACTTAAGAAGGTTGGGATATACAGCAGATGCATATTAACAATTCCGCCACCGGCTTGTATTCCGCCCACCGTATTTTCAAGATTTACTTTCTTAAAGTTCTGTGTGATCTTCCACTTGGCAAAGTCTGCTAAATGTTTGATGTTTAATATCTGTATAGCAGTGGCAATACTAACTTGTATGTTGTCGGGAGTGTTATCCAGCTTGTGAAGATTTCGCTCGATAACATCCCAATCACTAGGATAGCGTATATACCAATTACGGTCACCGACAGCATCAATACTAAAACCCACTTTAACCTTTTTGAATTGTTTCCATAGTTCGATAATTTCAACCTGCTTTAGGTTAGGAATCTGTGCATACATCTCTTTCCAGAAGTCTGGATTCTCGTGCCACTTATTATTAAAATCTTTCCTATCCCATGACATCTGTTCCTTAAGTTCCTTTGCCTGAAACAACGGGTATATCTTTTTATGATCCGCTACCCACTGGCTGCTGTCATGCGGACTACACATAACGCACTTGAGATTACAGGTATGGCCTAAGCGTAAATCTAAGTAAACAAGACGTTCAGGAATAGTTCCATCTTCTGCTGTTTGCTTAATAAGCTCTTCAACATCGATGCCATCTTCCATCCACGACCCTGTTTCCCAGATACGTTTACTAGCAACACCGCGTGACTCTTCAGCAATGCACTTACTACAGCTAGCAGGAATTTTTCCTTCAAGCATAGTTAATCGTACATCTTTCATGTATTCATTGTTCCAAGCACTCATAGGTGTTTCTCGACCAAAGTTAGCTGGTTGACCTTTTTCGTTCTTCACCAGTCCCACTGTGTGGTTTTCTCCTGCTCCGCTGGCATTAGCGGAACAACATAATCGCATATCGCCATTTGGTCTGGTGGCAAAATGTATCCAGGGTAGTACACAAAAAGTCTGACTACCCGACACTGCTTCGATTTTGTCCTGCCACTGTTTGATCTTATTACTCATTCATTCTCAATTAAATTGTTCGTTGAATCGATCTATTTCGCCACACTGTTTTGAACATTCTTTTAACGGATTACATTCCCATGTGCTTTCAATTGCCGTGAAAACGTTTTGTTCAAAGAGTTCCTCTAACGTGTTCTTATACAAACTTAGTCTAGTTCCTATCTTATCCATGTAATCAATACGATTAGGATTATTAGGAGATTGCCATTCATTATCCAACCAGCAGCAAGGACTTACGGTTCCCGTGGCACTGATATATAGGCTTTTCTCTTTTTGTACTTTACAATTTATTGTTGCCGATTTTTTGTTTACTGGTATTTGCTTACTTCTATCGGTGGGATATAATATATGTATAGTCTTTCCTTCTTTGTTCAAAACATTAAGTTGAGTGTTGCTAAATCTAGCAGTATTCTTTGAAACAAATTTTTTAAACCCTATAGATTCACTGAGTTCCTTACAAAGTTCAACCTGATGTTTGTTATGTTCAAACACCAACATGTCCCAAGTAGCATGTCCCCCGGCTGTGATAAAATTTTTGGCATTGTCTATTATTTTCCCCCAGTCCGTGCCTATACGATACATACGGTGAGTGTCTGTTAGTCCATCGATACCAAATCGTACATGAACTCTTGCTTCAGCAAGTCTTTTCCAGAACTGTAGATTTCTCGCAGACCCGTTTGTATTCATGCTCAATGTGATATCGGGATTGACTTCTCGAATATATTCAAAAATCTTTAAAGTGTCATTGGCAATGATAGGATCTCCTAAGTTGCCGCACATAAACAACCGATCTAACTGTCTTATAAACTCAACTGAAAACCATTCTTTGAATTGATCTAATGTAATTTCTACAATCGTCATGAACGGATTATCGATTCCACCTTGGATATTACGGGCGCACATAGGACAACTAGCTTGACATCTACTTGTAACTTCTAGATGAACTGTTCTGATATCTGTTAATGTATACACTATTTCTTACCTATGATCATATATCGTGTGTACAACGGAAGTTCTAATGATCCGGCCCACGTTATATTAATGCCGCATTGTGTTTGAAATTCTTCCAGCGACTGCGCGGTACGAATATGCTCTGGAATGGCATAATTATTGCTCTGTAAAACAAATAAACTGTTTTGAGGCATACCCGACAACCATATGCCGTATTGGTCTTGGGTGATGTGTTCACAACTGGTATTGATAATAACATCGGCATCGCTACGCATAGCAGACATGTCTGCGGTGACTGCACGAAACTTGCCAACCATTTCTTCTATTTTATTCATGTTAACGGCAATAGATTCACATGCAGGATCTATATCAATACTGCGGATACCAATAACCGGTACGTCACTTTGAAATAACATACTGGCTAATACTCCGACCCATCCCCCGTATATGTCTATGGTAACAAATTTATTAATGTGACGTCTCAGATTAGTGATCAACCACTCTTTACTTTTTAACTGTCCGCTCCAAAATGCATCCATTGTACGCATCGGATCCGGGCTCTGTCGTATGGCCTGCATCCAGTGATGAAGATGTTCGGTGTCTATTTGCATTTTGGTATTTTTGAATCTGCAGAACTCACACAGCTAGGGGTTACGCATGTTCTCGGATTGGTTATAAGATCAAATCCTTCTGTAAGGGTTCCTAATTTGTGATCATGACAACTGTATGACCTTTTCACTTCGTTACCTCTTATTATAACACTTTGATAGCCTGCATTACAACTCCAATCTTGGAATTTGTTAAATCCAAATGCGTTGAATCGTTCAGCTTGATCAAATAAGTGTTCTGTACCATCTTGTTCATACAGAGCTATCTGATAAATTTCTTCTCCTTGTGCCTTCTGCGCGAAACCTGTCTGCATGGCTTGAATCATTTCATCAGTGTAGCCACTGACTATATGACTGGCGGTAGGATCGCTCTGTGGTTTCAGCGTGACGTTTATACCTCGTTGATGAAACCTTTCACAGCGATCATACAGTTCCCAAAACTGCTCAGGAACCATTACTTGATTCACTGTAACATGTACTAGTTCGTACATCAACTGAAGACACTTGTCTCCGAACTCTTGCTCCTTGGCAAACTCGGCATGGAATGATGCGGTAATACTCCGACGTTGCAGCATGTCTGTGTTTGAACACCAAGTGGTCCACCATTTTGATCCCGGTGATAGATTAGTGGTCATGTGTATGCTCTGGTATGGCGACACAGTGTCCTGTTGTAGGTGCTTGACTAAATCATTCAAATGTTTGTAGGCCGTTGGTTCCCCTCCACTGAAACTCCAATGGAATTGATCAAAGCCATTCAGTTTGGCCTGGCGTTTGATTTC